GTCGTTTGGATTCTTTGGCCGAGTCTAATAACAGTTGAGGCTGTAACGAAATCATGCCAAAGCGCTACCAACATCGTGGTTACGGAATGGGCAACCTACGATGAACTTGAACGCTGGCGTTTAGACAACAAAGCTCAACAATTTTAAAGAATTTAAACCGCCTCTTGGCGGTTTTATTTTGTTCTTAAAACTGAGCTTACAGCCTTCAACGTTGAGAATAAACATACTGAATCCTCGGCTGGTGGTTTTACCATCGCCGAGTGTTTAACACATCCAGCCAGCAGGAAACTTTTATGTCCGAGCCACGCATTTACAACAGCCGCTGGGACAAAGCCAGACTGTCATTTCTGAAGTCAAACCCTCTCTGCGCGATGTGCCACCGGCAGGGCAGAGCAGTTGAGGCTGCTGTCGTTGACCACATCAAGCCACACAGGCTGAAAGAAGCCATCAACTGTGGCAAACAGGATGAGATAGTGAAAGCTCAGAAGCTCTTCTGGGACAAAGCCAACTGGCAGCCCCTCTGCAAACAGCATCATGACTCGACAAAGCAGCGCGAAGAGAAACGCGGACACGTGATTGGGTGCGATGAGAAAGGGCTGCCACTGGACCCGCAGTCTCACTGGCGCAGGGGATAAAGCGAACAACTCCCGCAAAAGCTCTAATTCAGGAAAAAGTTAATTCCTGGCAAAAAAAATCAGGGTGAAATATAATCGATAGTGAGGACCCGGGCAGCGCGGGTTTGGTGCTATCTAGTTGTGGGCACTGATTATGAATGGCGGATTAATTACCCGCCTGAAGTATGAGGAGAACCGCTTCACCGCTGCAAATTCAAGGTCGCCATTCGGCGGCCTTTTTTATTGCCCGCAATCCGAGAAAGCAACTGACTACCTAAATCCAGTGATTAGCGACCACTCTGAAATCAAGTGAGAATGAATTTCATTTATCATAAGGTCGGGTGGTTTATCAGGTCAAGTGAGAAAGATTATCAATCACCTTGGGAGAGGGTGGGTTAAGAGTTCAGGGGGCAGCGACCTCCTGACCGCCCGCCCCCCTTTTTACGCACAACCGCGAAATGAAAAGTTTTTTTCTGGGAGGTTTTTATGGCCGGAAGACGACCAAAACCGACCCACCTTAAGGTCGTTACCGGCAATCCGGGAAAGCGAAAGCTCAACGACAAAGAGCCTGCACCCGCGAGAGAAATCCCCAGCCCGCCGTCACACCTAACTGATTGGGGAAAGGTTGCGTGGGGAAAGCTGACCGTTCTGCTTGATGGGATGGGCGTGCTGACCGTTGCCGATGTGCTGGCGCTGGAAAGGCTCTGCGATATTTACGCCGACATTCTTCAGCTGAGGATCACCATTGCTGATGAGGGCAGAACCTATACGGTCCAGACCGAAGGCGGGTTTCTTATTAAGGCCAACCCGGCTGTTTCAATGCTGGCTGATGCAGACCGGCGCTTCAAAAGCTACCTGGTAGAGTTCGGCCTGACACCGGCTGCCCGGTCAAAGGTGAACGTAAATGGTGGAGAAAAAGAAGAAGACCCGCTCAACCAGTTCTTCGGTTGATCCGGCAACGCAGTATGCAATGGACGTTACCAGCGGCGCGGTTATTGCCGGGCCAGACATCCGCGCTGCATGCGACCGGCACCTTCGCGATTTGGAAGAGGGTCCGAAGCGTGGACTGTTCTGGGATGTCGAAGCTGTAACCCGCGTCGTTAACTTCTTCGCTCAGGTTCTGAAGCTCAACGGCGGTGAGCATGAGGGTAAACCCTTCATCCTGCTGCCGTGGCAGTGTTTCATCGTTGGCTCACTGTTCGGATGGAAAGCTGAAGACGGCACGCGACGCTTTCGCATGAGCTATATCGAGTCCGGTAAGGGCTCGGGTAAATCGCCACTGGCGGGCGGCGTTGGACTTTACCTGCTGATGGCGGACAAAGAGCCCCGCGCCGAAGTCTACGCGGCGGCCACGAAAAAAGACCAGGCAATGATCCTGTTCCGCGATGCGGTAACGATGGTCGATCAGTCGCCCGCGCTGGTACAGCGCATCACCAAATCCGGCACCGGGCTTAATGTGTGGAACCTTGCGTTCCTGCAGACGGGCTCTTTCTTTAAGCCGATCAGCTCTGATGATGGTCAGTCAGGCCCGCGCCCGCATGGCGCACTGATTGACGAAGTGCATGAGCACAAAACAAACGCCGTTGTTGAGATGATGCGCGCCGGTACAAAGGGCCGCCGTCAGGCGCTGATGTTCCTAATCACCAACAGCGGCCACGATAAAACCAGTGTCTGTTTCGAATATCACGAATACGGTCGCAAGGTGGCAGCCGGTGATTTGGTCGATGACAGCTTTTTCAGCTTCATCTGTTCGCTGGATGAGGGCGACGACCCGTTTAAGGATGAATCCTGCTGGGGCAAGGCTAACCCGTCTCTGGGCCAGACCTTCACTGATAAATATCTGCGGGAGCAGGTAACGCAGGCGCGGGGCATGCCGTCAAAAGAGAGCATCGTTCGCCGTCTGAACTTCTGCCAGTGGGTGGAAGCGTCCGATCCGTGGATTGACAGCGACACCTGGATGAACTGCGAACAGGACTTTGACCCCGAGGATTTAGCGGGTGAAGAGTGTTATGGCGGTCTGGACCTTTCAGGCTCACGTGACCTGACGGCGCTTGCGCTTTACTTCCCTAAAACCAAGAAGCTTTTAGTTGAGTTCTGGACGCCAAAAGATTCCCTGCTTGAGCGAGCCAAGACTGACCACGTCCCCTATGATGCCTGGCTGCGTAATGGCTTCATTCACGCGCCGCCGGGTAAGGCGGTGAACTACGGCTTTGTCGCGGTTCGCATCGGTGAGCTGGCGGCCAGATACGATATTAAGTGCATCGCGTTTGACCAGTATCGTATCAAGTATCTGGAGCCCGAGCTGGAAAGCGAGTCTGTGAGCGTTGATCTTGTTCCGCACGGCCAGGGCTTTTACAAGGCGCAGGAGTCCGGACTCTGGATGCCGCGCTCTATCGAGCTGTTTGAGGAGCATCTTAATAACCGGGTGCTGGCTATCCGGCCCAATCCCTGTCTGCGCTGGAATGCCGCCTGTGCAGTGCTTGAGGCTGATCAGAAGGACAACCGCATATTTGCCAAAAAGAAAAGCACCGGCCGCATTGATGGCGTGGTGGCTTCGGCTATGGCAATCGGTGCAGCAGAGGATGCAGTGCTGGTAGACAGCGGCGATCCTGATGACTTTTTTGATGACCCGATCATGGTAGGTATCTGATGAAGGAAAAAAAACAGCCGGGTCGCATCAAGAGCGCGATTGTGAACTGGCTCGGTGAGTCGATTGGGCTTAATGACGCTGCGTTCTGGCAGGAGTGGTACGGCACAAGCAGCAGCGGAAAGGTCGTGACAGCAGAGAAAGCGCTGGCACTGGCCTCTGTCTGGGCGTGTGTGCGCCTGCTGAGCGAGTCAGTTTCAACCCTGCCGATGAAGGTTTACGAACGTGCCGCTGACGGCTCGCGCAAGCTGGCGCTTAATCATCCGGCCTATCAACTGCTATGCCGCCGACCGAACAGCGAAATGACGCCGTCGCGCTTCATGCTGATGGTCGTTGCCAGTATCTGTCTGCGGGGTAATGCCTACGTTGAGAAAAAGATGATCGGCACCAAGCTGGTTTCTCTGGTGCCGCTGCTTCCCCAGAGCATGAAGGTGGAGCGGCTCGACAGTGGCGAACTGCAGTACACCTACACAGAGAAAGGCGTGCCGCGCATCATTCCGGTTAAAAACATGATGCACATCCGGGGGTTTGGTCTGGATGGCGTCTGCGGAATGATGCCGATGCGCACAGGGCGCGACGTGTTTGGCGCAGCTATGGCGGTTGAAGAGTCAGCCGCAAAAATTTTTGAAAACGGTATTCAGACGTCAGGATTCTTTCTTTCAAAGAATCTGCTGACCAAAGAGCAGCGCCAGAAAAACCGCGAAAACCTCAACCGGTTCGTTGGTTCAAAAAACGCGGGCAAGGTGATGGTCCTTGAGGGCGACATGTCTTACCAGGGCATTACTCTTAACCCCGAAGATGCTCAGATGCTGGAGTCACGATCATTCAGTATTGAGGAAATCTGCCGGTGGTTCCGCGTGCCGCCGTTTATGGTGGGTCATGTTGATAAGCAGAGCAGCTGGGCGTCGAGTGTAGAGGGCATGAACCTGCTGTTCCTGACCAATACGCTGCGTCCGATGCTGGTAAACATTGAGCAGGAGATTTCACGCTGCCTGCTGAACGGTGATGAAGACCTGTTTGCTGAGTTCTCCGTTGAAGGCCTGCTTCGTGCCGACAGCGCAGGACGCTCTGCTTATTACACCACTGCGCTGCAGAACGGCTGGATGTCGCGTAATGATGTGCGCCGCCTGGAGAATCTGCCGCCGATTGAAGGTGGTGATATCTACACCGTACAGCTGAACCTGACACCGCTTGAAGACTTACGCAAAAACAGCACCGCCACAAGGGCCACGCTGTTGCGCGAAGTTCATAACGCCGTTTTTCCGGATATTCCTTTCGAACAATCACCGCTTAAACAGGCGGCTTAGGAGCAACCCCAATGACAGTAAAAAGTCTTCCGGCAGCGCCGGAGGGGCGGCCTTTTGCGCGCGAAAATCGCGACCTGCCGTCCTCTGCAATGGAGCGCTGGAACGGCGGTATCAAAGCCGCAAAGAGTGATGAAAACAGCATTTCCGTATTCGACGTCATTGGCGCTGACTGGTACGGCGACGGCGTTACCGCCAGCCGCATCGCGGCGGCACTCCGCTCAATCGGCGGTGCTGACGTAACCGTGAATATCAATTCGCCGGGTGGCGACATGTTTGAAGGTCTGGCGATTTATAACCTTCTGCGTGAATACGAAGGGAAAGTCACCGTTAAGGTACTGGGGCTTGCAGCCTCTGCAGCGTCGATTATCGCGATGGCAGGGGACGAGGTTCAGATTGGCCGCGGTGCCTTCCTGATGATCCATAACTGCTGGGTTTATGCGATGGGCAATCGTCACGACCTGCAGCAGATTGCGGCGGACATGGTGCCTTTCGACAAGGCGATGAACGACATCTATGGCGCACGCACCGGTCTGGATGCTGCCACCATCGACGCGATGATGGATGCTGAAACCTATATCGGCGGCAGCGATGCGGTTGAAAAAGGTTTTGCGGATCGCCTACTGGGGGCAGATGAAATCGCTGACGGTGACGACAGCCCTGCCGCCGCACTGCGTAAGCTGGATGCGACACTGGCAAAAACTGATATGCCACGCTCCGAGCGTCGAAAACTTCTTAAAGCATTAACCGGCAGCAAGCCAGGCGCTGCTGCCAATCCTGAAGGTATGCCGGGCGCTACCGACGAAATAAATCCCGAAAATATTGCTCAACTTAAAAACGCGCTGGCCGCGTTCGGCTAATAAGGAATCACCATGTCAGATGTAAATGAATTACTGAAAAAAGTATCTGCAAAGCTGGAAGAGGTGTCCGGCACCTTCAGCCAGAAGGCTGAAGACGCGCTGAAGGAAGCAAAAAACTCCGGTCAGCTTTCTGCTCAGACTAAAGAAGCAGTAGATAAAATCGCTACAGAGTTTAACGCGCTGAATGAAGCTAACAAATCTCTGAAGGCTTCACTGGGCGATCTTGAGCAGCACGTTGCGCAGATGCCACTGGCGAATGCGAAAAACGTCATCGAAACCGTGGGCGGTCAGGTAGTTTCCTCCGAAGCGCTGAAAGCATTTTCAGCCAGCATCGAGGGAAATAAGCGCCTGAGCATCCCCGTTAAGGCGGCGCTGCTTTCCGTGAACGTGCCGGGTACGATTGTAGCACCCGACCGTCTGCCTGGCATCGATCAGCAGCCGAAACAGCGCCTGTTTATCCGCGATCTTATTGCGCCGGGCCGCACTGAATCCAATACCATTTATTGGGTTCAGCAGACGGGCTTCACCAACAACGCCGCGACTGTAGCTGAGAACACCACAAAGCCATACAGCGGCATCACCTTTGCGGAAAAAATCACGCCGGTCCGTACCATTGCGCACCTGTTCAAAGCTGCTAAGCAGATTCTGGACGACATGCCGCAGCTGCAGTCGACGATTGACGCCGAGCTGCGTTACGGCCTGAAGTACGTTGAAGAGCAGGAAATTCTGTTCGGTGACGGCACCGGCACGCACCTGAACGGTATCGTGCCGCAGGCATCTGCATACGCTGCCGCCTTCACCGTGGCGAATCAGAGCGGTATCGATGATCTGCGACTGGCTATGCTGCAGGCGCAGCTGGCACGCTTCCCGGCCTCCGGCCATGTTCTGCACTTCATCGACTGGGCGAAGATCGAGCTGACCAAAGATACGCTGGGCCGTTACATTCTGGCGAACCCGGCAGCGCTTACCGGTCCTACCCTGTGGGGTCTGCCGGTTGTCGCGACCGAAGCGGCTGCGTTCCAGGGTAAATTCCTGACCGGCGCATTCAATGCCGGTGCACAGATTTTCGACCGCGAAGATGCCAACGTGGTCATCTCCACCGAAAACGCCGACGACTTTGAGAAAAACATGATCTCAATCCGTTGTGAAGAGCGTCTGGCGCTGGCCGTTAAGCGTCCTGAGGCGTTCGTTTACGGTTCCTTCACCGCACCTGCTGCAGCTGCATAACAGCAACGGCGGCCTCCGGGCCGCCTTTCCGGGAGTTAAATATGAAACTGCTTCTGATTAAACCGAATTATTTCGGCGGTACTGTCGTTTCTGAAGGCAACACCATCGAGACCGACGAGCAGCATGGTCGCGAGTTGATCAAAAAAGGCTATGCAGAGCTGGTTGAAGAAGGTACTGCTGCTCTGCCAGAGCCAGAGCCAGAGCCAGAGCCAGAGCCAGAGCCAGAGCC